GATTTTGTACATCTGGCAAATACCTGACGTGTCAACATACAGCTTGGTGTATTGGTCAATAAATCAGCTTGAGGACGTTACAGCGTCCAATCAGGACGCCGATATTCCATATCGATGGAGCGAATGCATCTGCGCGGGGCTGGCAAGCAAGCTGTCGCTAAAATACGCGACAGAGAAGTTTTCGATCCTAAATGAAATGTACGAAAGATCGTTTAATTTTGCGGCGTCTTCTGATAATGATGGTGTAAGTTTGAGGGTTCAGCCCACTGCGCTGAATTTATATTAATGGCAAAATATGCAAGAGGAAAGAAAAGCAAAGCAATAAGCGACATAAGTGGCCTTCGGGTTCCCTACACCCAACTGAAAACTACTTGGGATGGACTGCGCGTATCGCCAGAGGACTTTGAACCAAAGCAGCCACAGCTAACGCCTGCCAAAAATGTTGTAGATGCAGTAGTGTTGAAGAACCCGCGATATGATAACGACCCAGAAAACATAATATTTTATGTCGGTTTTAGTTACGATATATTTGCCCCGCGCAATCAATTGCCTAATATCGGAATATCATCGACGGGTGGCGTGGGAATAACCATCGTGAGTATAGAGTAATGCCAAAATACGCGACAGGCAAAAAATCTTTAGCAATAAGCGACATAAGTGGTCTGCGGGTTAAATACACAGAACTCAGAACCACTTGGGATGGGCTGCGCGTATCGCCAGAAGATTATGAGCCTAAACATCCGCAACTAACTCCAAGAAAAAATGTTGTAGATGCTACCGCACTATTTAATGCACGGCCAGATAATGACCCAGAAAATATTGAGGTCTTTATTGGATTTACACAGGACTGGACAATAGACCCAAGGCTTTTACCGCCCGTTGGTGTCCCTGCATTTGCTAATGTTGGTAATGTTTACATTGAAACCAATATAAATGAAACTGGAGTTGCTGGCACAGGCGCAATAGGCACTGAAGCACTAGAAATGTCTATTGATGAGGCTGGCGTGGCTGGTACGGGTGCTGTTGGCACTGTATCTCCCACAGGCGTTAAGGGCGTATCTGGGTTGGCAGGTACAGGGGCTGTCGGAGTGGAAGCTCTCAGTCTATCGATTGATGAAGCTGGCGTTGCAGGCACTGGTGCTGTAGGTGCTGAAAGCGTCGAAGTTCTTGGCTGGGGTCAAGAAGGCTGGGGAATAGCGGAGTGGGGTGACTGATGAACTACACAACTTTGGTGGCTAACATCCAGAACTTCTTGGAAGACGATTCAACAGAACTTGTTGCATCTATCGATACAATAATCGATCAGGCAGAGGGCATGATCTTTCAACGCCTCCCAAACCTACCGTGCTATCGGCAGGCAACATCCGCAAGCCTTGTGGCAGGCACGGCAGACTACACAGTAGCGTCAGCCAGAATGATACGTCAGGTTGCGGTGACAAGCTCAAGTGTATTGTCTTATTTGGATCACAGAATTGATTCATACGTTCGTGACTATTGGCCCAATTCCACTACACAAGGCACTCCTCGCATGTACAGCACAAAGAGCGCAGGAACGGCTGGGATGGTCATTACATTGGCACCAACGCCAAACTCGACTGACACCTACCAAGTAGACTTCATAGCTCCAGAAACTGGGCTAAGTTCTAGTAACGCAAATAACTGGATTGGCGACAACGCAGAAACTGTGTTACTAGCTGCGTGTCTATATGAGGCGTCAGCCTTTCTGAAGGCTCCAGAAACACTGGCGCTCTACAAGACACAATTTGACGAAGCGGTTGCTTTGTTTGTACAAGAAATGCAGCGTGACTACGCAGCAGAATATAACGGAGGCATCTAATGGCTATCACACAAGCGATGAGTACGCTGTTTAAAAAAGACGTGTTGCTTGGTGATCACCACCTCGACACAGACAGTGTCTATATTGCACTGTACACAAGTTCGGCAACCCTGTCGGCAGCGACAGACGGTTACATAACATCAAATGAAGTGGCGAACGGCGGTGGATACACCACTGGCGGCGTGGCTCTGGCAAGCAAGGCTGTAACTGAAAACAGCACCAGCGGCTGCTTTGATGCGGATGATCCTGAGTGGACAAGCGCAACATTCACGGCGCGGGGCGCATTAATTTACAACAAGACGCTGGGCGATGCTTCATCAAACGCAAGAGGAGCAATTGCTATCTTGGATTTTGGTGGCGACTTCACTGTTGCAGGCGGTACGTTTAAGATCGTATTTCCTGCCGCCACTGCATCAAACGCAATAGTAAGGATCGACTGATATGGCTTCAACTTATGTAAACGACTTACGCCTAAACGAAATGGCGACTGGCGACCAGTCGGGATCATGGGGAACAGTCACAAATACAAACCTAGAACTGATTGCGGAAGCGTTTTCTTTTGGTACAGAAGGTATCACGACAAACGCTGACACGCATACAACTACAATTGCAGACGGGGCAACTGATCCCGGACGCTCAATGTTCTTAAAATACACTGGTACGTTGGACAGCGCCTGTACAATTACAATTGCGCCTAACACGGTCAGCAAGTTGTGGTTTATTGAAAATGCAACTTCTGGTTCTCAGAACATCATTATTTCTCAGGGGTCGGGTGCTAACGTCACAATTCCCGCGGGTCAAACCAAGTCTGTTTACTCAGATGGCGCGGGTTCTGGTGCCGCGATAGTTGATGCCTTTGCCACGCTTAATGTTGTGGACTTGTTGGTTGATGACGATCTGACGGTTGTTGGAGACTTGGACGTAGACGGCACAACTAACCTAGACGTTGTGGACATTGATGGTGCAGTAAACATGGCAACGACTGCCCTCGTAACAGGCGTCCTGACCACCACGGCTGCGGCTGTGTTTAACGGTGGGTTTACATCTAACGGTGATACTGCTACTTTTACATCAGCAAATTCTGAAGATCCCTTAGTAATACTTAAAAATACCACTAATGATGCTAACTCTGCAAGATTGCGATTTGTAAAAGACAGAGGTGCTGCTGGTGTAGATGGCGATGATTCAGGTGAGATTGAATTTTATGCCGATAATGACGCTCAACAACAAACTTTATTTGCACGAATAAAAGGAGAAGTACAAGATGCTTCTGATGGTGCTGAAGGTGGGCGGTTTAAGTTCCAAGTTGCGTCGCACGACGGGGAGATTATAACTGCACTTTCATTGTCAGATGGCAGTGCTGAAGATGAAGTAGATGTAACTATTGGTAGTGGGACTTCTTCTGTAACTTCTATTGCTGGCACACTGACATCTACAGGCGTAGTCACAGCCAACGCTGGTGTGGTTGTAGATACTATGACACTTGATGCAGCTACCCTTACAGCCACAGGTGATTTCACTGTTGATTCTGCTGGCGATATTGTTTTGGATGCTGCTGGAGAAGATATTAAGTTTTTTGTGGGGGGTAGTGCAAAAGGTCGTTTTACCCACAGTAGTGGTGACTTTGTAATTCAAGCAGACACTCAAGATAAAGACATGATATTTAAGGGTGATGATGGAGGTACAAGTATAACCGCCCTCACCCTTGATATGTCTGACGCTGGTTCTGCGTATTTTAATAATAAGGTTGGAGTAAACACTACCAGCCCCACAGGGTATCATCACGTCAATGGTAACAGTGCGGTTAATACTATTGGGTACAACCTTACTTGGGGTGGTGTTGGCGGTGGTCAGACAGGTGAAGTCTACGGAATGAAACTTGCTGCACAGTCAAACAATAATGGTGGTGACACATATGGCGTTTTCAGCCAAGCTGCACAGGGTGTTGGTGGAAACTCTTGTGGCGTCTATGGAGACAACAATATAAATTCTTTAACTCAAAACTCTGGGGCTAGAAGCATTGGAGTATGGGGAAAGTGTGTCGATAACAGTGGTGCTAATGGTAACTCCCCTTACACAGCTAACGCTACAATAAAAGCAGGTGTTTTGGGTCTTGTGACTTCGATTAACTCATCAGCCAACTCCCAAAATGCAGCGGTAGTGGCTAATAATCAAAGTGCGACAGGCGCAATTTGCTATGGCGTTGCGATACACACAACGGCGGGGCCAAACGCTATTAGAGGTTTAGAGTATGACCACAATGGGACTGTGGTGCTTAATATAGCTTCTACTGGAAATGTGACAAACACAAACAACTCCTATGGAGCCATTTCAGATTTAAAACTGAAAGAAAACATTTCTGCTGCTTCATCTCAATGGGATGACATAAAAGCTGTTCAAGTTAAAAACTACAGTTTAAAAACAGATGAATTAGATGCAGCTAATCGTATTGGTGTTATTGCTCAAGACCTTGAGGCTTCTGGCATGGGCGGTCTTGTTGAAGACGATGTGGTGGCTATTACAAAAGAGGATGGATCATTAGACCCAACTCAAACTGAAACTACCAAACAGGTCAAGTATAGTGTTTTGTACATGAAGGCTGTTAAAGCCTTGCAAGAAGCAATGACACGAATTGAGGCATTAGAAACTAAAGTAACTGCACTAGAAAACGCATAACCCCGAAAGGAGATCACAATGGCGGAGAAAAAAACAAACACCATTACGATCAACGGAACTGACTACACTGAAGACCAACTGACAGACCAACAAAAAGTTTTTGTTAATCACGTTACTGACTTGGACCGCAAAATTGGGTCTACCCAGTTTAATCTGGATCAGCTTCAAATTGGCAAGCAGGCATTTATGAGCCTATTGACAAAATCATTGGAGACACCAGCAGAAGAGGCCGCTTAATAATGGATAAACGAACCGTCAGCAGCGCACATCAGCGCATAGATACACTGGAGAAGGATATGATTGCCCTTTCAACCGAAGTGAAGATTCAATTCAAGGAAACCTTCAACCGGGTCAAGCGATTAGAGGCAATATTAATCGGAGCCAGCGGTGCTATCATTTTGATGCTGGTGGCGGTTCTCACAAAAATGGGGTGATGCAATGAATATGACGCCAGAGACTTTTGACAAATTAAAAATATTACCCCGCTTGATGATGTTGGCTGTCACGGTGCTAACGTATCAAAGTGTTCACTGGTTTATGTCTATCCCTCCCGATCAAGTAACAAATGCCCAAGCGGGGCTGGTCAGCGTCTGTATGGGCGCGTTGACTGGCTGCTTTGGCATCTTCATTAATGGAGAAAAGACATGATGGCGCTTCTGGGAAGCCTACTGGGCTTCGGATCATCTTTCCTGCCGTCAGTGCTTGATTACTTCAAGGCCAATCAACAGCAGAAGCACCGCATCGAAATGATGCAAATTGAGACAGAGCTTGCCCAAAAACGATCTGAGATGAAGCTGGTCGAGCTAGACAAAAAGGCAGACATCGAAGAAACAAAGGGGCTGTACGCACATGACCGATCTATTGACGCTGGAGGCTTTATCAACGCTCTCAGGGGTAGTGTTCGTCCTGTTATTACTTATGCCTTTTTCGGACTGTTCGTAGCCACCAAAGTGGTCATTATGGTTAAGGTCGGGCAGTCTGGTGGAGAGTGGACAGAGGCTGTTGAGCTTATGTGGGATCAAGAAACCGCTGGGCTTATGAGCGCAGTTTTAGCATTCTGGTTCGGAAATCGGGCAATCAGTAAATACGCAGGACAGAAATGATATTATCGTCGGGGCAAATTGAGCAGCTACTGCATGGCAACAAAGACTGGAAGGCTTGGGAGCAGCCTCTAAAAGATATTCTTGCCAAGTACCAGATCAACACGCCACAACGCATTGCAATGTTTATCGCCCAGTGTGGGCATGAGAGCCTAAACTTTACGGTACTGGAAGAAAATCTAAATTACTCCGCGAAGGGTCTCAATGCAGTATTCCCGAAATACTTCAAAAACGCAGGACGTGACGCAGCGCTGTATCACCGCGATAGTGAGCGTATCGCTAATGTGGTCTATGCTGATCGTATGGGTAATGGCGATACATCTAGCGGAGACGGATGGCTGCACAGAGGGCGTGGCGTCATCCAGCTTACTGGAGCATCCAACTATAGCGCCTTCGCAGAGGCCATAGGTAAGACCAAGGACGCCACAATTAAATATCTAGGCAGCAAGGACGGCGCACTGGAAAGCGCCTGCTGGTTCTGGAATACAAACGGCCTAAATAAATATTCTGACAGTGGCGACATTAAGGGCGCAACCAAACGGATTAATGGGGGCCATAACGGCCTGTCTGATCGTGAGCATCACTACCACCGCGCCATGTCTATCCTAGATGGCTCATATAAGCCCCAGACAGCCCCCGTGCTGCTCAAGGTTGGCTCTAGAGGTCCAGAGGTCACCAAGGTGCAAGAGGCTCTTGGTCTGGACGCTGACGGTATCTTTGGACTTATGACCAAGGCTGCTGTAGAAGAATGGCAGGACAAAAACAAATTGAACGCTGACGGCATTGTCGGACCAAAGACATACGCCGCCATGATTAAGTGAGAGACGCCAGATGCCATTATCATTATTAAAGTATAACCCCGGCATTGTGAAAGACATCACGGAATATTCAGCAGGGAAGAACGGCCCGTTTTGGGTGGACGGTGATCTAATCCGTTTTAAAAACGGCTACGCTGAAAAGCTGGGCGGCTGGCAGAAAGAACAGATTAACGCCCTCGACACGGCTGGCAGTATTACAAACATCGAAACCACCATCACAGGCATTGCCAGACGCATGGTGTACTGGAGAGCTTTTGCCGATGGCGAAGATCGGCTGGCTGTCGGCACTCACAACCATTTGTACATCGTTGAAAACGGTGCGCTGTACGACATCACGCCCCTGCGTGATGAAACCAATGCGGCGACCACAACCACAGAGGCTCTGGACGATAGCGAGACAGAAATTGATCTGACAAGCGTGACTGGCTTTAAGACGGCTGGCGCAGTCCTGATTGGCACTGAGGTCATAACTTACACTGGAATTAGCACTCTGACCCTAACTGGCTGCACCAGAGGCGCTGACAGCACCACAGCAGCGGCACACGATAGTGGCGCAGTGGTGACCCAGATATTAATTGATCCCATCACCACCGCAGATGAAAGCACCACCGTCACCATTACAGACACGGGTCACGGGGCAACAACTGGCGACTGGGTGGTTTTGTCTGGCGCAGCGGCCACTGGCGGCGTAACAGCAGCCGATCTTAATAGCATGGCTGGCTACCAAGTGACCGTCCTGACGGTGAACACATATACCATCACAGTTCCATCTGCGGCCACATCGACAGTGTCGGCAGGCGGTGGCAATGCGGTTGTCATTAAGTATTTAGTGGGAATTTCTGGTGGACTTGGGGCGCAAAGCTCTGACCCTGCGCTGGGGTGGGGCGTTGGAGGCTGGGGTCTTGAGGGGTGGGGGCAACCAAGGTCGGCATCCGCATCTGATGTATCCCTAGACAATAGCTCTTGGAGCCTATCGCTGTGGGGCGAAGACCTGATTGCAACCGTTCGTAACGGCGCGATTTATTATTGGGACACGTCAGCAGGCACAAACAATAGGGCTGTTCTTGTATCGTCCCTAGCAAGTGCTGACAGCGTCCCTACGATTGCCAGAGTGACCACAGTGTCCTTTCCTGACCGACACTTCATTGCAGGCGGCTGTACGAGCTATAGCACAGGTAATGTGGATGACATGCTGGTACGATGGTCAACGCAGGAAGACTTTACAAACTTTAAGCCAACATCAACAAATACGGCAGGCGATCAAAGACTACAGATCGGCACAAAAATTGTGGCAATCGTTAATGCCCGTGAAGAGACAATCATATCCACCGACGAGGCCATTTATGGCATGACCTTTGTGGGTGCGCCGTTTATTTTTAGCTTTAGACTGCTGGCAACTGACGCAGGAGCCGCTGGCCTAAACACAATGATTTCTGTGGATGGAAACGTCATGTGGATGGGGAAACGAAATTTCTTCAGATATGACGGTATTGTGAAAGAATTGCCCTGCTCAGTGCAGTATTACGTCTTTGACCGTATGCAGAATAGATACATCGATAAAGTGGTGGTCGGACACAATAAACGCTTTAAAGAAGTGACATGGTTCTATGTTTCAAACGACAATACGGCAGGAACAACTAATCCCGAAAACGATAGCTATGTGACCTACAACTACGCAGAAAACGCGTGGACCGTTGGAACAATGGATCGCACAGTTTGGAACGACAGCTTTGGGGCCAAGACAGAGCCGTTCGCTTTTGATCCAGACGGCTATCTGTACAACCACGAAACAGGCACCAGTGACAATGGTGCGGCCATGACTTCTTTCATTGAAGGCTCCCCCCGCGAAATCACAGCAGATGGGACAGAACTCTACATGGTGGATAAAGTAGTGCCTGACGTAACCATGAGCGCCAATACCAATTTGTTTCTGTACATGAATACGCGCAAATATCCCAACGCGACTGAAACAACCAAAGGGCCGTTTACCATAACGTCATCTACGGAAAAGGTAAGCACTCGCGCCAAGGGCAGACAGATCGCGTTGAAGTTTGAAAGCACTGGCGCAACCGATGAGTGGACGCTGGGAGACTTTAGGGCGAACGTCAGAGGGGATGGAATGCGATGAGCCAAGGAGCGCCTCTTGCCGTATTGCGGCTACCAAACCCACCCGAAAACTATCAGCAGGGCTATATGGCTCGACTTACGAACACTTTGGAGCTAGAAAAGCAGGCAACGTACTTTGCGGCGTCCGTTGGCCTGACCAACGCCGTCGAGCAGGCCGAAGCAACAGCGTGGTTTATAGCATAAATGCCCAACAATTATAAAAACGCCAAAGTTGATTTGACAACAACAAATGTTACTACGTTGTACACTTGCCCTGCGGCAACTACTTCTTTGGTCAAATCAATCTTGGCATCTGAAGATAGCGGCAATGCTGATACGATAACAGTTACAATAACGGACGCAGACGCTGCGGTATTTAGCCTATTTAAAGTTAAGGCCGTTGCTGCTAATACTACTGTGGAA